GCCGTATCTTTCTTCAATAAAGGCATACGTCTCGGGTGAACATTCATGGGCCTCGTCGGCCAAGTACTTCCACCTGAAATAGCGTCCATCGCTAGCTTTCGCCAATTCAATATGTTTAGCTATGAATTGTCTAAGAAAAGGGATGTGATTGACAGTGTCTTCAAGAGACTTTGCTGCCCCGTACACATCGGGACGGGCCGAGGACAAGGTCCAGGCGAACCGCATTAATGTTCTCCCAATTTTGGGACCGAACACGATCTGACCATTAGCTATGGGGTAGGGTATATTCGAGCAGAATTCGATTTCGGACAGTTTGTTGCACTCCTTGCCACTGATCTCGAAGCCTGCCAAGTTATAACCAGCGTTCATGGACGCAAGGTTTATTGGTTTCAAGCTACGGAGAAAAGCTGCACGTGAAGTGACTAACATACCGTCGTCGCCGTTTATCAAAGCGGCATACGAGGAGGGGCCGGGTTCACCGACAGATTCCACCAACACACAACTGTTGATTAAGAAGTTGCGACTAGACGTCCCGGGACCACCGCTAACCTGAATTGGTTCAGCAAGCGAAAAGGTAACCGGGCGTCCCTGGACGGATCCTTTAGCTTTGTGCAAGGTATAATTGAAGGAGAGTTTCTCTTCACTCATACCAGCATGCTTCAGCATCACGTCCCACGCTAATTGTGTCTTCTTTCTTTGATGTGCGTCAAATCTACTAATATCCCAGAAAATAACCACTGCTGCGTCGTCAGCCGTAGAATAACGGTCGATGTTGGTGCTCAGCCAGGAGCCCAAATCTTCGTTACTACGGCCAACCGCCCAGCTGAGGTACTTTCCTTCAGACATATCGAACCTCTTCTTGATCACATTTGAATATGACCAAATAAAGGGCCCGAGATATGCATTGGCTCTGGGAGTCAGGGATAACACCAATCGAGGATCGGCCAAGGGGGCTTCTCCGAGTGTGATACATCCTGTCTTTTCCTGTTTGACAATACCAGAGAGTCTGGCGTCGTTGTCACAAATCGCTTCTTCGACTAGCGATTTTCGGGCTTCTATGAGCTTGTTTCGTTGCGCCTCAGGAAAACGGGCGACCCATGCGCCGAAGGCACGGTCGTCATCATAATTCCAGAGGGGTCCGGTCTCAAAGTTGTTGAGCACCGACGGTACGCGTCTAGTTAAGCGACACAAAATATCGACCCAGACGTCATTGTTTTCGACGTGTTTGGGCAGTTTCATGACGCGTGATCTCAGAGCTAGAACGGCGTTTTCGGTGGTCTTCGCGACGTAAGACGGGGTGATGGTTGCGATTCCGATTCCGTGTAAAATGAGTCCTTGTCTAGTCGTGGCGCGATTGTCATGGATGACTGAAAAATCACGCACGCGAATGACTGAACCTGGCTTAACGCGGGCTTCGCCTGTCTTGGGGACAGAGGCGGCAGCGAAAGCAGGGGGGGCATCAAAGGAAAGGGAGCCGTTGACGGGAGCGCTCATGAGCTGTGCTCGAAGGGACTTCCACTGCTCTGCCTGTTGGGTTTTGTAGGCAAAGTGGGATGTGACCCTGAAATAAGCGTAACCCGCCAACATCGCAGTCGCGGGGACGGCAATGAATGGGTGGGCGAGGGCTACTAATGCGGTTGTTTTGAACCCGTACAAAATCTGCCAGTCGACCCCATAGTAATGCAGGGGGACGATAGTGGATGTGCAGAGAGCACCAAACATAGCCAGATGTCTGATACCGAAAATGTACGCGGGCTCGAAATCAAGTACTCTCGAATGCAGATTAAACAAACGAGTGAAGTGTCGTACCACTGTTCCGAGTGCTACGGTTTCTAACTCGACGAACAGGCATAACGCAGTGACAGATGCAACGATCGCGGCTTTAGGAAGTAACTCAGCTGGATAGTCTAAACTAGTGAGTGTATTCTTAGCGTGTGCGACAAGAGTCTGGTAAAGCATCGGAGTGCGGGGCTGACCGACGGCTCGATTGGCTAAGGAGCCAATGAGTCCGCGGGGCAGGGGCAAAAATTCACCATTGTTGAAGGTGATTCCGAGTAAACCGTAAAAGAAATACGCTTCCGAGATTGGGACAAAGGCCATATCAAGGGTGGGGGATTTCAGTTCTTTGTTGACTGTAGTGACGAGTGCCAGCGACGTGCCGATTGGGGCTACGTCGTTGTCGGCGGTCGACCTGATTTCAAGATCGCGCAACACCTCGGGAATTGGACCAGTTGGACCGTCAAGAATCTCGAACTTGTACAGAAACGTGTCTCCAACCCGGTCAATGATTGTCCAGGTGAGGCGCTTCGTGCCTAAGTCGGTGTTGAATTCAATCGGGCCCGCGAAAAGCCATTGCATGGCAGAGTGACGGTATACGTGGACATCACCGTCGGCTTGACAGACAACACGGCTTTGGGAGTCGTAGTTGTAGCGGACGGTACCATTGCAGATCCTTGTTGCGGCTTGCGTGAAGTTGTGTTGCGTAGAGTAAGCAACACGAACCCCGATGCGCACCATACAGGCGATCAAATCAGCAGGCTCGATGTAGTAGAGCACATGGGTGAAATTGAACGCGTCGTAGGTATTGGCAGTTGCATAGCTTTGCAAGGTTGAGGCGTGGTAAGGGATGTTCGCACGATCCGACGCCGTTTGGCGATTGCGGTCGTTCGGGATGAGGTGTGGGATGAGGTGGTCTAATTGTACGTCTAGACCGAGAACTTGGGCGGAACGTCTAATCCGAACCGAGTTCGACCCAACGTCGAGAATCCTGGCCTCAGGACCGAAGTCCAAGACCGCTTCCGTAAGCATGCGACGTTCTAAGACGAGTCTTTCGAACGCGGCGGCGCCGTGGGGATTCACACGTTGGCCAGTGCCGTCGTGGACGATTTCGTATCCGAGTTTACGGACGTAATCGGCATCTGCTGCACTCAGCTTGATGGGCGCGGAGATCATTTGGATATCTGATTCGGAGCTCATTCTGGGTGGTAGTAAGTTTAATGTCGTCTACCGGCCCCGCTTCCACCTC